TTAGAATATTCATTTAATATACGTTCCAACTTTGATTTATAAAAATCCAAATCAACATCAAATAAAACCACGCCAAAAGATTCATCAATCTTACTTTTGCTTCTTTTTAGAACCTTAACAAAACCATCTAACTCTGAAATTTTAACTTTAATTTCTTTGATTTTCCCTTGAACTGTATAATATTCCTTTGGCTTAATTCCAGAGTGATAGTAAAGAATGTTTTTTTGCCATTCTGAGTACATACTCATGTTNTCGAAAGAATTTATCACCGCTTTCCATCCTTCATCCTGATCAATAAAGAATGGGGCAAACAAACAAGCAGGGTTTGCCTGAGTCGTAGCACCCGTATATTTATTATGTAATTCCAGTTTAAAACCAAATATATTTGAAACACGAGATGCTAATGACGAAATCGTGTTATACACGACTAGATCATCATTCTTCAAATCAAAGACACCAATAATCTTTTTATAACGTAAAAAAATAAAATCATTTTCCCCGTTATTAATTTCCACCAGTGTAACTATATCATCTGATTTCCAAGCATCATCAAGCCTTAAATCTCCACCTAATGTGTAATAAAGACTTTTAATCAGGCTTGATTTACCAACATCATTTGTACCATATATGAAGTTAACCCCTTCTGAAAACTCATAAGAAAAAGCTTTTCTGTCTCTTAATGAGAGTATTTTTATATTTTTAAATTTAACGTTATTCTTCATAAGAAACATCCTCAAAAGTCAACTTTATAATTGCATATATAGCAATCATAAATTTCTCTTCTTGATTTAATAAAGAGAAATCCCCGCCCCCCGCTGCAATTGTTTTTTCGAGTGTAAAGAAGAGGTCTCGAACAGGTATCTCACGATAATGCTCTATAATCTTTAGAGCCGATTGAAATTCCAGAAAATAAAGATAGTATATTGAATTGACATTGAGCACTTTTATTGATATGCGTGTAAAAACTGATTGTAATTTAATCCCCTCATAAGGATCTGAGAAAGTACCAAGCAACATACAAACCTGTTCCCATTTTGGCGTTATTTTTATGCTTGCAATGAGTCCAGATAATAAATCAGTTACAAATTCTGAAGATATACCTTTCTTTAGTACTAAATCTTCAAAAGTTTTGATATCACTAGAAGCAACACTAACCTTCTCATTACATTTATTGATTAATAATTTAGTGAATGCTGTTGAATTAATACCATGATCATCCCCAAAGTAAGAATTCAAAAAAACTGCAACTTTCCCGTATAAATGTGAGTTAGGATCTAACAAACTAAGATCAGATGTTTTAAATTTTATTTTATCAAGAGGAACTTCTTTTTTAGTATTTAGCTGCTCTTGAACCTTACTAATTATAATTTCCTTATGCTCATTATTAAGATCACTACCTTTTTCGTTATTATCATTTAAGAAATCGAATCCAGCATTCGATAACAGAACCATATAAATTTCGTGACCAACGAATTGATAGAAATGGTCATATAGTTTTGCAACAAATGATTTAGGTTTAGCTTTTGTTGCGTTCACTATTGCTGCGAGTGTCCATTTACCATCTTTTTTTGTTTTAACTTGGATAAACTCAGCACTAGTCGGAGAAACAGATGAATTCAATACAAGAATATCGTCATGATATTCAAATAGAAATAAATATTTCTCCTTTTCTTTTTGTTTCTCAAGTAAATAATTTATCCCCCAAGAGGCTTGATATGAAAAGCCTCTCAACGCGTTTTCACCGCCCCGTTCGGCTTGATTTACTGTAATTAACGCATCTGATAACGCCACTCTATATATCCCTATTGTACTGCTTTTTTTGATACAAATTACCTTAGCTTCACCATCAAGTCCACAGATTCATGGCTAAGCGCGCGCTCGTATCCCCGCCACGCCTGCCCGCTTTATGTAGTGGTTTTCATGCACCTGCATGATCTACGCAAAAGCCCACCAGTTCTGGCGGGCCTTAGCAAAAACGATCCTCAAACGATCATGCGATCTCATGCGGCATAGACATGCACTACAGAGCTAACGCCTCGCAAGGGCTCGTTGTTCAACCTTGCTGACGCCAGAAACAAGTTCAGACGCCAGCAACGTTTCTTAATGCAGCCAGCTGTCGTCTTCCCACACCTTCTGCATAATTTCCATTACCCGCTGCTTATCCTCATCAAGTTTTAAGCCGGTCAACTCGATACCGTTGGCACTGCCTTTGCGAATGCGGATCGCCGTCTTGGGATACAGGGGGCGCAGATTGCGGTAAAGCTCGGATTCAAGGGCGTCCAGGGTAGACTGGCTAATCTTCTGCTCTTTATCGATCATTATTTCAATGCGCATAAAAGTCACCTCAGCTGATGACATCCATTGAGCGGTTGTATTCGTGAGTTCTGATTTTTGCCATGAGTTCATCTGTCAGTTCAGAAACCCACTGCAAAGCCAGCCCCTTCTCTTCATCACTACACTCACTAGCCGCTACAAGCTTAAGAAAAAAATCAATGCGCTGGAGCTTCAAAGACTCCAAAAAATAGTCCTGCATCTTTCCTCCTATGACACCACAAGCAACACTGTATGCATAGCCACTGTTTATATTTACAGTATATAATAATCTTACTGATGTAAAACGTTTTTTTACGTTCATCAGCCTGATATGCCTGGTATTATTAAGAGCACGAATTGTTAACCCGCGTAATTAATACAGGTTTCGCCACTTATCATCTTCCTGCAAACGCTGGTTCCGACAGAAGATACGCAGGCCTGCTCCTGACGGAATACTGCCACCGCGAAGGAGCAGATCGACCTCTTTCTCGCTGCCATCAAATCCTCTTGACTTCAGTTCATAGACGAGCTGCTGTCGCTGATGGTCTGTAATTCGCTGTTTGTAGTCTTTACGCCGTTTCGGTTTCACCAGGCGTAACCTTGCAGCCAGTTCCCGGCGCTCTTTTTTGCTCATACTGTGCAGGTAATCGTGCAACTCCTTGTCATCCATGCGGGTAATGTCCGTCCTGGTATCCCCATCAGCTGATTTGTCTTTCCCTTGTTGGTTCAAATTTTCAGCAAGGGGACAGTTATTGCCACGAGTCCAAGGGGCGCAAGCGCCCTGGTCGGCTGCCGCCTCCTGAACGTCAACGGCTTTACGAACCATTTTCCACTTCACTGCATGAGTGCAGATCTTGCCCTCTGCAATGGGTGACCAGATGCCATAAATACGAATGCCGTGATCGCCATAGGCGGTCGGCTCTTCGTTGATTTCATAAGCGGTTCTGATGAGGTGATATTTACGGGGAACCAGTACGCCGCCCTGCTTCATGATGTAGGTGGCAAAACAACCAGCATCAGCAGCAGCCAGAATGGCATCAAGACGCGGGTTATCCAGTACCGGCGCACCTGCATTTTTGTCCCCCTGTTGCCTTGCCGCCTGACCAGCCAACAATCGCAGTTCACGGTAAGCCTGACGCCCCGGAATGCCAAAGAAGCGGAATTGCTGAACACGATGCAGAGACGCCCAGGCATTCACGTATTCAGCGTTATCACGCAGAGATTTACCCGTTTCCTTGCTGATCTCGCCAGCCAGACCACGACCGTCAATGTTCTTACTGATATATTTCGCGATGTAGCTTGTCGGCGTTCCTTTGCGCGGGTTAATCAACTCAGACTTAAAGCGCGGCCCAGTGTTATTGCCCAGCTCCTCGCGGTCTTCACGGATGGCAAACTTACGCAGTAATGCAGTGATGGCACGGCGGTCTTTTTTGCGCATGAAACACAACAGGTGCCAGTGAACTGTGCCATCATGATGCGGCTCAGCCACCCGCACGCCATACCAGCGCAACCCGGCTTTGTGCATCGCCTTACGAAATGCAGCAAACATGCCGACCAGATAATCGCTGCTTTGTCTTACCGTCGCGTTTGTCCAGGTCGGGTTTGGTCTGCCGTTATTTAGCGTGGAATGGAAACGCGACGGACAGGTGATAGTGTAGAAAACGGCGCAGTCACCGCGCATTTCCGCGATAAGCTCCAGACCTTTAACACAGGCCATCATCTCATTGCGGCGATGCGCAGGGTTGCTGCTGCTGGCGTTTACCACATCCTCCATGTCCAGCGTGTCGCCGTCTTCGTTCACCAGTTCATGAGAACGGAAAAACTCCAGCGACTTACGGCGCTGCTCACGTTTATGCATCACGGCTTCATAGCTGACATAAGGAGATGCTTTTTTGCTGACCAGGCAAACAGCGCGCAACTGCTCTTCCCGCCATTCGCAACGCATCTTCCATAATTTCCGATACCACCAGTCGGCGCACAACATACGCGCCAGCGAACCCGGAATGAGTTCATAGGGCACGGGTTTACGGCGGTTTCTTTTCCGACGGAGTTGCTCAAACGCAGGTGGGATGACATCCAGACGCAGGGTTTCCGCTGCCACCTTTTCCCATGTCTTGCGGATTTCTTCTGGCTTAACGTCATCGGTGGCATACAAATCACCACAAGCTGCATCAAGGCACATACTCATATGCGCAGCTACCAGCGTGGACAGGCGTTTCACCTGATCCTGACTCATTTCAGGCAGGATCAGCAGGCCGTCCAGCCCTTCATGGCTTGCCATAAAGCGAAAAGATGCAGATAGCTGACTGTCACGTACATGCTCCAGTCGTTCCAGACATGGCTTAATCGTCTCACGTAAATAGCGGGAATAAGCCTTTGGCCTGCCCAGGCTGCTGAAGTATTCAATACGTTGCATCAGCGGCTTGCTGATATGGGAAGGCTGGGCGTTGACGTCCGCCAGAATGACCATGTCTGAATTAAAACGCTGCTGCTCATGCGCCAGCTTTGCCCGGCTAATGAGCTTATCCTGCTCCATTTCGCGCTGGACAGGATCACGTGATTCATTAAAGAAATAACGCTCCCAGACCTGATCACTCAGTGCCTCGCGGCGCAACTGTTCCTGCTCGTTATCGGCAGCGTACAGAGTGATCAGGTTTGAAAGCGTAGAAACCGGCGCAACTTCCGCCGGGTCCAGATAAGGGTTAATGGCCTTTTTCGGGCTGTTCCATGAGAATGCTGCGGCAGCCTCGTTAAAGCCGCAGCAGTTGTTCATATCGGCATGAGTCATGCACGTACTCCGTACACGGCAGAACTATCCACGCCACGCGAATAATCAAATCCCATCCAGCAGCACGGCCCGGAAACAGCAATGATTTCTGTTGCTGATTTACCCTCGCCAGCTGCCACACCGATGCTGCGTTTTACCTTGATATAGTGGTGAGTAAAATTGCGATACAGCGAACGGATCAGGGATGTGTCACTGTTAGAAACAATGACTGGATGTCCTTCTGATGACCGATGTTCAAGAACGGATGCCAGGTGATACTGGTCATCTTCAGTGAAACCATCAGTGTGATAGCCGGAAAACGTACCGTCATACGGCGGATCGCAATACACCACATCTCCCGCGTGCAACATTGCCAGCGTTTCATCGAAGCTGGCGCAGATAAATGTTGCCCGCTGGGCTTTTTCTGCAAATGCACGAATTTCTTTTTCAGGGAAATACGGATTTTTATAATTACCGTAGGGAATGTTGAAATGCCCGCTCTTGTTATAGCGACATAAACCACGGTAACCGTGACGATTGAGATACAGGAAATATACCGCTTTCATGAAATCAGTAATTTCAGTGGAGTAATTAAACTCCTGCCTTATGTTGTAATAAGCCACCTCCCTGTTTGCGATCTCAAATAAAACTCTGGCGCGAGATATAAACGATTCACAATCAGCGGCAACCTTTTTATAGAGGTTGATTAAATCAGGATTAATATCCGCAACCAAATAGCTGGGGTAATCCGTCTCCATCATCACAGCACAAGAACCCGCGAAAGGTTCAACCAGTCGCGGGCCAGCAGGAAGGTGTTTTTTCAGTTCGGACATAATGGCGGTTTTATTACCCGCCCATTTCAGGATGGTGCTCATACAGCACCTCCGTTGTAATGTTTACCTTTCAGCTCTGCGATTTCCTGACAGGTAATGCAAAGCTGCACTCCCGGAATGGCGCGGCGGCGTGCTGGCGGAATTGGCGCTTCACACTCAATGCAAAGCACGCGAGACACGCCCGGTGTTTTGGCACGGGCAGCACGGATGTGGCGCTGGCGTTCTTCTTCAACGCGCTGCTGTACGAGATCCATTGCATCAGCCATTAGTGGATCTCCTGCGCTTCGTTCTGGATTGCTTCAGCAGTCACACGCAGCAGTTCTGCCGCTTCGACGTGGTTTAGCTGGCGGGATGTAATATGACACGCCAGACTATCAAGGCGAGCTGCCATTGCTTCAGCCCTTGCTCGGCGTTCTTCCAGACGAGCCTCTGTCAGTAAAATATTAAGCCCTGCGTCATCCGGTCCGGTTTTGGTCGTGAGGGTTTCAATATTACGCATAATCAATTCTCCTGAATTTAGATAAAGGGATGCCTGGCGGGTTTACGCCATTAATTTCATTAGTTGGTTAATTCGGCATGGTTAGCCGTCTGGGAAATAAGCTCACCACTGCACGAAAATGATTCATTGCTTTAATCAACTCCCGCTTTTCGTCAGTGGTCAGCTCATTAATGCTGATGCTATGACGTTCAGCTGGAATTTTTGCCATAAAGAATATGGCAGCCAGTGCCCGTTTATTTTGTTCGCTATTAATATCCCGTGAATCACGCATATCTTTAATAAACCGCTCAAGCTCTGACTCAATATTCAGGCCAAAAACTTTCGCCCTTAACTCCGCAATGTGATTAAGTCCATTCAGGCGTTCACCTGGGCTTAATGGAACAGTCGCCGCAGTGCAATTAATTGCCATAATTCATATCCCCAAAACGCAACTATCGTTGTTTGTTATTACGGTAACGTTCAAGAGGAGATACATTTTTTCGTATCGTCTCTTTAACCTGCTCTCCCCGTAAAAACGTCCCATCCTTTAGCGTGAAAAAGTAACTGCCATCGCCCGACAACGACGGATAACAACAGAGCAAATCATCTTCAGGTACTGAATAACTCTCCCCTCTGTAACGAAACTGATAAACCACTTCACCTTCCGCTGCATACATTTTGACTTTCTCTGTTTCCTCGTGGTCAATTCAGACAGCAATTCGTCTTGTGAATGACATGGATGCCAGCGTTTTCCATCCTCACCCATGATCCAGCCGTGACCGTAGTGCATTGCCGGGCTTTGCTTTACCAGCAGCGATGCAAATGATGGTTCTTTCGTCAGCATAAGCACCTCACAGCAACCCGAATGAAGCACCGAGACCAGTTACGGTATCAACTGCACTTGCCATCGCAGGATTAGCCTGTAAACGGGCCTGCAATGAAACAGCAGCCAGCGCCATCAGTCGTGTAACAGAGTTAATGCTGCTGATCGCATCACGACGGCCTGCACTGGTTTTTACATCGCCAGAAACCGCACCAGCCGCGACACGCCCTATCTCTGCAGTTGCACTCATGACGTAATGCGGTAGTTTCTCTTTTGCCACCTCATTAATCGGAACACATGGCAGACAATGAATCTGTGCCAGAAAACCATCTACCAGCGTTGAATCTTCAGTCAGATCGGTAAGTAGCCAGATATCTCGTGCAGTGAGCTGATGCGGTTGTTCCGGGTTCAGCTTGTTACGCAGCGTCTGGACGTTCATTCCCGCGAGTTCTGCTAGCTTCGCCATATTGTGACGTAGTGCAAAAGCTCTACAGGCTTCATCAAAATGCGGATGTTTGGAAATCTTGTAATCAAACATGGTGCTCCCTTAGAAAGTTCCCATAATTGAAATTACTTACCAACAATGACGCGGAAGTTGGAATGACCGAGGGATTCACGGACCTGATCAGTTTTGTACATCAGATAACGCAGGCTTACGCGGCCTTTGTTTTTTTCTTTCTTGACCATGTACTTAGCGAGTTGACCATGGTGAATTTTTTGGTAAACAGACCCGCGGGAAATCCCTTCCCATTCAGCGAATTCAGCAGGCGTAGCCATCTCTTTTGGTACACGAATTGAAATATCTGTGCTCATAGTGCAGTATCTCTTGGTTTAAGCTCGTTTTATGATGTTTAACCCCAACTTCTAAACTCTCATATTAGAAGTTAAACACAAAAATACGATCTCGTTATTGGATTGTCAAATGGAGAGTTCATCTTGAAGATTAGTACAGGTGCAAATACGGGAGGGAGAGAGACCATCAAAAGGCTGATGACAGCCTATGGTTTCAACACTCAGATAGCGTTGGTTGAACACCTCGAAGCATCAAAAAGCACCATGGCAAACAGGATGTTACGTGATAGCTTCCCTGCTGACTGGGTTATTCAATGTGCCCTTGAAACAGGTATTTCTCTTCTTTGGCTGACAACGGGCCAAGGGGAAATGTATCCTCAAACAGAAGAAAAAAATAAGTTCAAAAACGAGAGTTCACCTATAGTTCGCCCCCTTTCAAAGATAGTTATCCCATCAGTAAGGCAGGCAACCATTGAGAACGGAACGCTCGAAGAGATGGGGGATGTTTTCCTTGATCAGACTTTGATACCCGGAAAAGCCGAATATTGTTTGTACGTCAAAGCTAACGACGGCAATTACATTGTTGATACATCAACAAAACAGCTTAGTAACGGAATTTGGCTCATAGACATCGACGGTATGAAAAACATCGTCAAAATTGCGCGCATACCTGGAAACAAAATAGTAGTTAACCAAGATGACACTTCATTTGAATGTTCTGTAGATGATGTGGAAGTCGTAGGACGTGCAGTCAAAGTAATCAAGAACCTCTAACTTATGACCATCAGAAAACAGCCGAACGGAAAATGGTTGTGTGAGTGCTATCCCAATGGACGCAATGGTAAGCGCGTGCGTAAGCAATTTGCTACCAAAGGCGAAGCTATTGCATTTGAAAGCTTCACAATGGAAGAAGTGAACAAAAAACCATGGCTGGGGGAAAAGGAAGATCGGCGACATTTATCAGAATTAATTGAGCTGTGGTATTCCCTGTATGGTCAAACACTCACAGACCCCAAGCGCCTCATGGCGAAACTTAGTATTATCTGTAATGGTCTAGGCGATCCCATCGCTTCAGAACTGACAGCCGGTGACTTTACGAAATACCGCGAAGCACGGTTAAAAGGTGAAGTACGAAATGAAGATGGCACGCTTATGTCGCCCGTTAAGCCCCGCACGGTAAACCTTGAACAGCGCAATCTATCATCTGTTTTTGGTACACTGAAAAAGCTGGGCCACTGGTCAGCCCCCAACCCGCTTGCCGGGCTGCCAACATTTAAAATTGCTGAGAGTGAATTGGCGTTCCTGACCCCGGAAGAAATTAAACGTCTGCTGGATGCCTGTGCTGATTCTCAAAACTCTAGTCTGCTGACGGTTGCAAAAATATGTCTGGCCACCGGCGCGAGATGGAGTGAAGCCGAAAACCTGCAGGGCCATCAATTATCAAAATACCGGATCACCTACACCAAAACTAAAGGCAAGAAAAACCGAACCGTACCGATATCTCAGGAGCTATATGAAGAACTCCCCAAAAACAGGGGGAAACTATTCACGCCCTGCAGAAAAGCTTTTGAGCGCGCAGTAAAACGAGCCGGTATAGACCTGCCTGAAGGCCAGTGCACACACGTGTTGCGCCATACATTCGCCAGTCACTTCATGATGAATGGCGGAAACATATTGGTACTACGCGATATTCTTGGTCACTCTGATATAAAAATGACGATGGTTTATGCTCATTTTTCGCCAGATCATTTAGAAGATGCTGTAACAAAAAATCCACTGGCTATGTTGGGATACTGATAATGGAAAAAAGCATTAGCACATTTATGTACCTATCCGTTTTATTAGGTTGTATATTCTTATTTATAAAATATCGACTTTATGTTCTCGATCATAGAAGCCTGTTCCAACAACCCTTGTTCTGGGCTGCAATAGGCCTACCTTTATTCACCAGCCTTTACTTTGGTTCTTTTGTCTGGATAGATAAAATACACTCTTTTAGTCTTACAAGTCACGGTTATGAGAGATTTTTAGATATCTCGAAATTACCATTACTCATCCTTGCATCTGCAGTACCTTTAGTTTCAATAGTAAACAACCTACACAGAACCAAACAAACAGAAAAACAGATCTCAGAGGCAGAAAGGAAAAACAGGGTAGATTTATATTACAACCACATGAAATTTCATCTTGATTTATATAAAAAAATCGAAGGAAAAAGAATAGGCAGCTACTACCCGGTTCAGGAAGCTCAAGCTGAAGCAATCTACCAACATTTTATAAAACATCCACAAGAACTATATAGAAAAGCATACCCACAATCTACGCCTGATGATTCTCAACAATTAGATATTAATGAGCAATTTGTTATTGATTTACACAAATGTTGGGTAGAAATCAACGCAAGACTCAAGCAATTATCCGAGAGTGAAAATCAAATACATCCTACAGAGGAACTTTGCACAACAAAGATGAGAATATTTGTAGGAGTTATGATTATTTATGAAAAAACTTGTAAACTGTTGTGTTTAGGTGGATTTCATTATAAAAAGTCATTTGTAATAAATGATAGTTATAATAAATACCAAGTTTATTCACCATTTTATGATTTTGGCACTCTGTACGAATCACTGCAATCCTTAGAAGAGATAACCTACGCCTTCTTGGATACTTGCAGAAATGAAGTGGTAAACTTGTACTTCCCTATAGAAGATAAAATTTTGATATATGGTGAAGGGATTCTAGAGAATTGGTTCAAGTATTCTCAGTTCTTGATCACTATAGCTTATCAACCCGCCAAGATGTCTCGCTTACCCCAGCTGAGACGCGATTGATGATGGCGACATTTTGGCGGCAGAGCTTTAAAAACAGATAAAACTGTCAAACACCACATAACACTAAAGTATTGTTTTTAAACATAAATCATTATTTTTTCTGTAGTAAAAATGGTATGTAGGAATTTCGGACGCGGGTTCAACTCCCGCCAGCTCCACCAAATATTGATGTACTGAAGTTCAGTAAAGTCTACTAAGCCCGCACAGCACAAGCTCTGCGGGCTTTTTTACGTCTATTGTAGTCTAGTGAGAATTGCTGAGAACTTCGAGTTATGGCACCCTGAATGGGACCCACGAAAAAAGGTCCTAAAATTGAGGGTCCCAAACATGGCCAAAATCGCTAAGAAACTCACTGACACTGAAATCAAAAGCACCAAACCTGCCGAGAAAGAGGTTAACCTTTTTGACGGCGATGGTTTGCTGTTGCGAATCGCTCCCTTGGCGAAGGGAGGGAAGAAAAATTGGTATTTCAGATATGCAGTTCCTGTGACCAAAAAGCGAACTAAGGTGAGCTTAGGAACCTATCCTCACCTTACACTTGCGAAGGCACGAGCTTTACGTGATGAATACTTGTCGTTGCTTGCAAATGGTATAGACCCCCAAGTTCATAACACCCAAAAAACCAATGCACTGAAAGAAGCCACGGAACATACATTTCAAGCAGTAGCCAAGAAGTGGCTTGATGAGAAAGTCAAAACGTCAGGCATCTCCCAAGATCATGCTAACGACATCTGGCGAAGCCTAGAGAGAAATATCTTTCCCACATTGGGTGATACCCCCATTAAGGAGATTCGCCCTAAAATGCTTAAACAGCATTTAGAACCTATAGAAAAACGAGGTGTCCTTGAAACACTTCGCCGCATCATATCCCGCCTGAATGAAATTTTCCGCTATGCAGCAACAGAAGAACTCATAGAATTCAACCCGGCAGACAATCTGGGGCAACGGTTCAGCAAGCCAAAAAAACAGAATATGCCAGCATTACCCCCTTCCGAACTCCCTCGCTTCCTGGTTGCTCTAAACAATGCTTCTATCCGTTTGGAAACAAGGCTACTGATTGAGTGGCAACTTCTCACATGGGTTCGCCCAGGTGAAGCTGTTCGCACAAGATGGTCAGATATTGATATTGAAACTGGCATGTGGAACATCCCGGCGGAGTTTATGAAAATGAAGAAGCCTCACAAAGTTCCACTGAGCAAAGAAGCTTTGCGAGTTTTGGATTTAATGAAAGCCATCAGTGGGCATAGAGAGTGGGTTTTCCCCAGTATCAAAGCTCCACTCAATCACATGCATGAACAAACAGCTAATGCGGCCATAATCCGTATGGGTTTCGGAGGTGAGCTTGTAGCTCACGGTATGCGATCAATCGCCAGAACGGCTGCGGAGGAGTCTGGCAAATTTAGGACTGATGTCTTAGAAGCCGCCCTTGCCCACTCGAAGAAAGATGAAATAATTGCAGCCTACAATCGTGCAGAGTATCTCACAGAACGGGTGGTTCTCATGCAGTGGTGGAGTGACTTTGTTTCGTCTCAAAAATACAAAATTATTGCCGCATAACTCTTCCATGATGGGTTAACTATCTTGATTTAGTTAAAGAATTAATAATCATACTATTAACCTATGTGGACTAAGCATAGCCATTTACGAATCGATACCTTGAGGCCACATAACGAAAGCTGTCGGTCATATCAGCTAAATAATTCACATCTCTTCTCGATTATCATACACCTTGAAGATTTACTAAATTCGCTCTAATCAATGATAAAACAGTTGAATTTGGTTAAAAATTGATCAATTTTATCCTCTACATTGTATTGAATCATCCATGAGGTTTCGTGCATGGCTAGCGAAAATGATAAAAATCATAAAGTTAGGGTCGCACAGTACTTGAGGATGTCTACCGACCATCAGCAATATTCTTTACATAATCAGTCCGAATATATAAAAGATTATGCTGAAAAGAACAATATGGAAATCGCTTATACCTACGATGATGCAGGTAAGAGCGGAGTCAGTATCATAGGCCGGCATTCTTTGCAGCAGTTACTTAGTGATGTAGAACAAAAGAAAATAGATATACAGGCTGTATTATTTTATGATGTGAGCCGTTTTGGTCGTTTTCAAAATAGTGATGAAGCTGCATATTATTCCTTTCTATTTGAGAGAAACGGTGTAGATCTTATATACTGTTCTGAACCTATTCCCACTAAAGATTTCCCTTTAGAGTCTTCTGTTATACTGAATATAAAAAGATCTAGTGCCGCATATCACAGCAGGAATTTATCAGAAAAGGTATTTATAGGGCAAGTAAATTTAATAAAGCTTGGTTATCATCAAGGCGGAATGGCTGGTTATGGGCTGAGACGTCTTTTAGTAGATGAAAATGGCATAGCTAAAGAAATATTGGGCTTTCGCAAAAGAAAGAGTATTCAAACAGATAGGGTGATATTAATTCCGGGACCAAAAAATGAGATAAAAATTGTAAATAGCATCTATGATCTCTTTATAGATGATAACATGCCAGAATTCATTATTGCTGAGAGACTAAATGAACAGAATATACCTGCAGAAAATGGAACATTATGGACTCGTGCAAAAATACATCAAATCTTGACAAATGAAAAATATATTGGAAATAACATATATAACAAAACCTCATCTAAACTAAAAAGCAGGCTTGTAAAAAACCCCAAAAATGAATGGGTTAGATGCGACAAGGCATATAAACCCATTATTTCAAAGAAAAAATATAATAAAGCTCAAGAAATAATTCAGCTCCGATCCGTACATTTGACTAATGAAGAGCTTTTAGAAAAGCTAAAACAAAAATTAGAATCTAATGGAAAACTATCTGGCTTTATCATTGATGAAGATGATACAGGCCCTTCATCTTCTGTTTACAGAACCCGATTTGGTGGTCTTTTAAGAGCATATACTTTGATTGGTTATAAGCCAGAACATGATTACAGCTATATCCAAATAAATGAAGCACTAAGATCATTTTACTCAGGCATAATTGAGGATTTTAAGGGGGAAATTTTAAAAAGCAACTGCTATATAGACGAATATAAATATGCACCAATGCTTTACATCAATGATGAGCTTTTAATTTCCGTCCTTATTACTAAATGCACACCTATGAAATCGGGTAAACTTAGATGGAAAGTCCGGTTTGATAACTCACAGAAAGCAGACATAACAATTGTTATACGAATGGATTCACAAAATATTTCACCACTTGATTTTTATATCATACCAAAGATTGAAAACGAATATAGTAAAATGTGTATGACGGAAACAAACAACATTCGATTAGATCTGTATAGATTTGATAATCTGGATAAACTTCTACAAATTATTACTCGCATGAAAGTGAGGGAACTATATGCTGCCTGAATCAAATGAATTCCCAATAATCCAAATTGAAATTGCCAAAATAAAATTTCTTAACCCGCGAACTAGAAATAAGGTAGTGCATGAAGAAATTAAGGAAAGTATAAAAAAAAGAGGATTAAGCAAGCCTATAAGCGTAAGAGCAATTGATGAAGACGACTTCAAATATGCTTTAATTTGTGGCCAAGGGAGAATAGAGGCTCTCGTTGCATTAGGTGAAACCATTATTCCAGCAATTATAAGAGATGTATCAGAAGAAGATGCTTATGTTATGAGTTTGGTTGAAAACATTGCAAGGAGGAGACCACGTTCCAATGAGTTATTACAGATAATAAAAGATATGAAAAACAGAGGACTTTCAGACTCCGAAATAAGTGAGATTACTGGGTATTCATCGAACTGGGTGAGCAGTATAAATATGCTTCTTGATAAGGGAGAGCATAAACTTCTCTCTGCAGTCGAACGGGGGAATTTACCTCTATATCTCGCAGTACAATTTGCAAGATGTGAAACTGAAGAAGCACAAGATATTCTTACCGAAGCATATGATAAAAAATTAATAAAAAGCCGGGACATTATAAAGATAAAACACATTCTAAATCAGCGAACAATAGGGAATAAAGGTGCAAAAGCAGCCGGGTTTTATTATCACAAACCATCAAAAAGAATGACTGCTGAAGAGTTAATTGAGCTTTATGAAAATAGTATCGCTGAACATAAATCTGTTTATAACAACTCTAAATTTATTAAAACTAATTTGCTGATAGTAAATGAGATCTTTAACATCATAATGATGAATAAAAGCTTTCAAAATATACTTGAACAAGAGAATCTATCAGAACTGCCATCTCAAATCCTCAATCCAATAAACAAAGAGGCATCAAAATGATTCAGTTACGTTTTGGCGACAATTTTATTTATTTAGAAACTAACAAGTTAATTCCCTCTAAGGAATTGTTAGAAAATGTAAAGTTAAGTCATAAATATCATCAAATAGTTACCTCTATTGAAAGCTTAGGTATTATTGAACCAATAATAGTGTTCTATGACAAAGATAAAGATGCCATTAAGATACTCGATGGCCATTTGAGGGTTGAGGCTTTAAAAGACTTAGGCATAGAAAAAGCTCCATGTATACTTTCGAGCATAGATGATGCGTTCACTCCTAACAAACAAGTCAATCATATAAATGTAGTTGAAGAACATAGAATGATAATCAAGTCCTTGGCAAAAGTTTCAATTGAAAAACTTAGTGCTGCTTTGGGAATATCTATTGATGCTATAAAAGATAAAGCTAATGTGATGAACGGTATAGATCCAAGTGTAATTGCGAAACTTTCTGATAAACCTATACCTAAGGCTACATTTGATGTTTTGAGGAAAATGAAGCCAATTCGTCAAATTGAAGCAGTCGGTACAATGATTAATTTTGATAATTATAGTAAAAAATTTGCAATGAGCATCTTGGATGCTACACCGGCATCAATGATAGTAAATAAAGGGAAAAACACTCCCTATAAAAAGGACATAAAAAAAACCATACTTCGTCTGGAACAGGAGATGGCAACAACTTCGGAAGAAACAAAAAAACTTCAAACCGAGTATGGTTCAGATATGTTGAAATTCGTGATAATCCAGTCATATATTAATAAATTACTGGGTAACTCTAAAGTTCTTCATTGGTTCTTGGAAAACGAGGTTGATTATCTTAATGAGTTAAAAAGAATTTCGAAAATTAATTCTTTAGATGATAAGACTCTTGCTGAAAACAGCCAGTCATAGGTATGGTTTTATATATCCGAAATAAACCATGAAGTATACTTACACAACCATAATGGCTTCTCTTAGATATTAGCATAAGTAGGCAGTATAAGCCGTGATCATTCGAACGGTTTAAGGAGGTGAACTTATGGTTAACAGAATGAGATCTATTGTGAGAACGGCGACAGACGAATCTGGTAAGTTCAGGACTGGTGTCTTAGAAGCGGCCCTTGCCCACTCGAAGAAAGATGAAATAATTGCAGCTTACAATCGCCCGGAATATCTGGCAGAACGAGTGATTCTCATGCAGTGGTGGAGTGATTATGTCATTGCTCAAAAATTTAAAGCTATTGCGGCATAACAACTCTATAAGGGGTTAAATCTCCCAGCCCCTTATCCACCAAGACATAAACCATTTTTGACACCACTTTGTTCTAAACCAAGATACATGGGCTGTAACTTACAAAAGCGATTTTCTGCATGAACTGGCAAACGTCTCTGGCATTGAAAAATTTATTTAAAGCTTGTTCTTTTGTGGTTTACATAGCTTCTTTTTATAAATATCTGGGTCCACAGCAATTTTGCAGATCCTGACCTCATACCCAAAATTGGTAATACTCTTGTGGAAATTTTTCAAGTTTACTTTAGAAAACAAAGGTAAATCTTCGGGAAGATTTTTATTAGAAGCTATGGCGAAAACTAGTTTATATTTTTTAGCATCTGGTCTATTTATATGATCGGCTAATTTTATATGAGCAGGTAGTTTCTCATTAAGTTTGCCTCGAAATTCAGAGTCACTTATAAAAAGTTCAGAACCTATAAATCCTTGTGAAAAAAGATGGCTCATACTTTGCGAACCAGTATAATATTTTACATGGATAAAATCTGATTGACCTCTGATAAGATCACAAAATTCAATCTTACTTTTACCACCACCATGATGAATGAATTTCTGATCCATGTGTGTAAAGGAATTATCATCTTGGCAAAGTTTTTTATTATAATCCTCCTCTCGTTTATATGAATATACAGGGAATTTATCCGACTCCTCATAATGAATTATTTTTTTCATTTCATCATCAATAGTCGATACAAAATTCCTATCTGCAACATACCATATAGAGTCTCGAAGAATATAGTTCTGATCACCTTCTTTTATCTCGGCATAGAGGCACCTATATAAAGACCATTTTTTTATCGATTCAAAATCGGCATTCAAAACATGCAGGTAATTTTTTTTGAGTTCATCAACAGTAACTTCAGTTTTCTTACCATCAAAATAATCACAAACATGGTATATTGATAAGGTTTCATGAATGAATCTTTGTCTCTTATCAAAGCAATAGCCTATTTGATTTTCCCAGTCTACTATTTCTGGCTCTCCAAGCCATAAATCATTGAAGTCTTTTTCTTTTATCCGATCAATCAAAAGCGAATCCAATATCTCAACTTCTTGTTCATCAGCCTCCTTGATATTGTTAACCCATTCGAATTCTTCAGGAAGAGGTAATAAGTAAATAGAGTCTATTTTGGTCAATAGTGCTGGAATAGCCTTCAATTCAATATCCGGCATGATCACAAAAGCATCTTTGCCAGTAATTTTACTTCCTAAAATATCTTCTGTCGAAGTGCCTGTGAGAGTTGTGAGAATATCCATCTCAGAATCTATTTTTAGGTTGTATATATCGACTTCTTTACTGCTCTGACTGCGAGTTAACAGGTTCGTTTCGTTGTGACTGCCTTTATCTAAACTGCGAATTTTTTTATGTTCTATACTATTAAGAGTTGTTTTAAGCCCAAATCCTTTGACAATGCTGCCATCATTGATTAAGTGATGACCGGTTCCAAAGGGAATAAGATATCTGGAATTGTTAGCTTCAATAACTAATACTGCTCCTGTGCTACTATTCATACCGAAGAAATCAGGTTCTATGCCAGGATTTTGGTTCATAAAAAAGGTGGTCCATTCAGGAGGTTTTGGGTCCATGTACTCCTTTACATATAGATATGCTCGTGCATCCTCCATCTCGAATTCAACAGGTCTTTTGACCCTTTCCAAATTCAAAACCTGATCAATATCATCGCTAAACCTTTTTGTTTTATAAATAGAGAGTTTTATCTTCATTCTATTTTACCTAATATTTTAACGAGCCAGTATATTCAAAGAGTTCAATAACTGAGCATCTAATGTTTCTCTTACTGGAGTAGAAAGCCCATATGCAACTCTGTAATTTTTGATAGCAGTTCGTGTCGCAGGCCCCATACTTCCGTCTATATTGCCGTTATAAAACCCTTTATCCAGTAATGCGAACTGCACTCGCATGATCAAACGCTTACGCTTTTCAGTATCAGAAGCCAGCCCACTACTTGCACGAGTAGTTCCATTCATTCCAGCAGAGTTTGTGGTCGTAGAGGCATCGGTGTCATTAGAGCGAAGCGAACGAACAGATGAAGAAGACGATGGCGAATTTGTACCTGAAGTGGATGAGCCTGATGAGCTTGGTGAACTGTATGTTTTAGGATAATAAGGAGTGCTTCCACCATAGTACCCACCACCAGACGAAGATCTATGAGAACTATGGCTTCGATGGGAGCTATGACTACGATGCCCTGCAATGTAGAAAGGTACTTCCGTGTTAAGTGGAGCTATAACTAAATCATGCTCATTAAGAGTCATTCCGGGCAAATCACTTGCACCAGTGGAGGAATCACTTGCCCATACAGAATTATTGAGTGCTAAAAATCCCGGAAGCAGAGCAGCGAAATTAAATTTTTTCATAAAATTGGTCTCGGTGGTTGATGAAAACGGCCTTTTGATGAACTGAAATAACCAGCACAGGAAGACTTCTGAGTACATTCATCACATTCTTTGGGGTAGTAATTTTTCCAGTCAGAAATTGACTGAGTAGCAAATCCCCAAGCTCTTTCAGGAAGATGGCACAATGGGTAATTGAAGATTGTTAGGGTGATGCCTGACCTTTGTGCTGTTCCTATGGCAGAGAGAATTTTCTCACTATAGCTATCATGCTCAATGAAGATTGATGACCAGTTTTTACGTGCCCAGCCGATAGATTCTAACCCCATAAGAGAAATCTGGTTGATATTGGAAAACACGCGACCAGCGAACTCTATGATTTTGTCCAGTTCCATATAGTTAGCCAGTGTCGGAATGATTCTTAACTCAATGTTGATCCCTGAGTTACCGGCATTGATAAGCCCCATAACTGTCTCATCAAATGCCCCTTCGCTTCCAACCAGATAGTCATGAACTGACGACCTTGAAGAATAAAGCGGAATACCGAAAGTTATTTTGAGCTTTTCGCTTCGCTCTTTCATCTGTTGAATAAAACTGACATCTGCAAACTTTCGTCCATTGGTCAAAACATGCAAAGCTGTCTCAGGTGAGTTTTCGATTATGAAGTCCAGAAATTGCAAGAAATCTTCGCCATACAGTAGAGGTTCTCCCCCACTCACTCCTACTACACCATTCAGGGAGAAAGAGGCGATGGCAAGTGCTGACTGGTTAAGAAGCCAGTCATCGTTTCCTGTCTTAGGAGGCTGAGAACAAAAAAGGCAACGGTTGTTGCACCTTTCAGTTACCAGAACAGTGTTATGGTTTGCTCTCCGTGACAAAATCACCCTAATCATGTTGCCATTGTTAACAATCCCTATATCACCATCTTCTATGGAATTGAAAAGATCAGTGCTCACAACGAAGTCTGCAAAATATGCAGGAAGTCTGGAATCAAGTTGAGTTTCACTGACCAGTAAATTTGGCAGATAGAATTGAGGATTTTCGGGCTTAGATTTGCACAAGCGATAGAAACCTTGCTGAACTGGCAGATCTGCCGTAAATCTGAAAATGTCGTTTCTCAGCACCTCAGACATAAGCCCACCCTTTAAGCATCTTTGCCATCGGTCCATCCTGAGAGATTTCATTCAGAAGGAAGCGGAACATGCCTTTGTGATACTGGCAGAAAGTAGAACGACTCTTGTCACCAACAGGTTCGCCATGAACACTAATGTTCTGGCAAGGATCTGCTCCACAGAAAGGCTGGTATGCACAGGTGTCACAACCTGGCATTGCGAAGTTAAATGAAGATGAGAGGGCGGAACGGTAGTATTCGTTGCTACTGAATGAGAGTGAGGCAAACTCTCCTGCACTGAAATCTGCTTCCGGGTTTACTTTCTGAAGCATACGACTTTCATCACTACCGTAGACTTTACCGTCATAATTGAACAGGATGCAGTTCAGCACAACTCCGCTTGGCGATTTTAGATCTGCATAACCACTGAAGCCTGGATTGAAAATTCGCTTGAGATGAATAGCAGCCGAGTGCTCAATGACAGGTATTCCCTTTTCATTCTGAATCAACACTTCCTGCATCAACTCTTTATAAAAAGCAAAATACTCTGGCATTGAAAAAGTGAAGCTCTGCTTCTGAGCAAACCCATAAGGACTAACAGGCCTGATAAACATGTCTGTAAGACCCAGAGACAAATGAGCATCTACTATGGAAGCTGGCTCTTTAGTCAGCTCCTTAGTAACTGTGGTAACCGTAGCTACCCGGTTTGCGCCAAGTTCTTCTGTGATTTTCCGAATACCAGTTACTGCTTTGTTATGAGCTTGAAAGTCAGTAAGGATGCGATTCTTGTTATGGACAGCTTCATTCCCATCGAGCGAGACCGAGAAGGTGATATTCCGCTCTTTAACCCATGAGAGAATGCTTTCATCGAGTAATGACAGACTTGTAGCAATCACCATTTCAAAAGCATCACTACCCAATGAAATCTCACACTCGTGATAGATTGACTGAACAAGATCGAACCTGAGAAGTGGTTCACCGCCCTGTACTTCTATCTTGTAGGGAGGTGTACCTAGTTTCTTTATGGTGCTGACAATTTGCGGTATCAGTTCAGGATTGAGGTCATAACCATCAGCGGTGACCGATGCCCTACTGACCTGGCAATATTTGCAAGTATGATCACAACGAAGAGTAGGTACAATCATGAAGATTGGCCTGATCGCCAGTTCATTCATGAGTCGTTTGGCAAAAGCCGAACTTAGTGCATAAGGGGTAACGGAGGAAGATTCATCTCCGCAAATGAAAAGTTTGCTTTCAAGCGATGAGGACTGTTCTTGACTGATGTGACCGTTTACCAGATCGAGAAATTCCTGCTCTCCTAAAAAATGATGAAAGCCAGCGAGGTTACTGATGAATACCCGGCCGTCAGGCATCCTGTCGAAGTTGAAAGGCATCAGTATCATTATGCAAGCCTGTCATCTATGCTTCGGAGAACCTTGCTGACAATGGCATCACGCAATTGACCGGTTTGATGATGAAGTTTCTCGCGGAGGCTAAAATCGTTTAACAGCCTTCCGAATTCAAACTCACATTCAGGGCCACTTATCTCAAAGAAGATAATCCAAGAGGATGTGTTTTCTTCAAGTTTCCATGGACTTACAGGAGTCATCCAGTATAGGGTGTTTCGGATAACCCATTCAGAATAAAGATTTTTTTGTAATATCTTTTCCCACATCGCCATTACCTTCCAAAAGAAATAATAACGGAAAGAAACTTATTCCATTTAGGGATTTTTCTTATAGATTAATGATATAACACCTTTCAAAACATGTTACTGAGTATGTCAAAATTCTGAGATTCAGTTCAACTAGAAATTAATCGAATCAAGCACTCACATGATGCAGCAGTACCATTTTTCAATGGTCAAATTGTTGAAATTGAGGCAGAAAGCGATTGCGAAGTAGGTTCTAGCTTACTGATGGCATACATTCTGGGTGGTATGGCTGTGATTTGATAGAAGCAGATGACAAACTCCTCTTAGAGCAAAAAACTAAGCATTGGTTGTTTACTCACCACCATTCAATAGATACACTATTTATAGGGATTTACGACTGCATATGGGAAACACCACATGTCTATTCCCGGTAATATGTAGTTCTATGACGAAGGTAGAACATTAATTACGATGGTTTAAAGCACGAAAGTAGGATGTAGATAGAACTCGAAGCTTGTAACCGTAAAAATGTTTGCCTAATCAGCCGAAGCTGCAAAGTGGCTTTTTGAATGATAAACAACAGAGTTATATTTTATAAAATAGGAAAAACATGAAAGCTTACACACTTAAAGAAAATAAAGATTCCGGAGAACTTCACCTTTTTGAAGGGGATATGTATCCAAAAGATTCAGAATATAAATGTAATTCAAAGGCAAAATCCATATGTAAAAAAATGGACAAATCAGATAGTAAAGAAAATCGTTTCACATGTGCTACTGAACAAGAAGCAAGGGAGAAAATCGCTAAAATTGGGCGAAAAGTTTGTGGGACATG